TATTTTGTCAAACCCAGTGTGTCTGTACACAATGCCAACTGGTATAATTGATGTTACACAAGCAAATAAAATTTGAGTTGCAGATAATTACTCCAAAAAGTATGGTTGCGATATGCAACCTTTGACACCTGCTACGATGTCGTCTGCATTCTTCCAATAGCCATCAACGTTGTTGCTCAAGACTTGATCTAACTTGACAATGCCGTTAAGAAAGTTGCGTCCTGCATCACTCCATCCAATGGTCCGGAAGAACCAGTCATCCCTGTTGCTCCATACGGGGCTACGAGGCTTGCCTACACTGACGGTTTGAATATCCCATGTTGGATACAGTAACTGATTGATACCATCTGCTGTGAGCCAATATGTTTTTCCATCACGCACAGTTGAACCATAATTGTATTTTTGGTTGTGTGGGGAGAAGTCTACGGGATTGATAGGCGCGGTCTTCAAGTAACGCATTATGGTATGCGCTTGTTTGATTAGGCCTGGAACAAATTCCGGACTCCAATAAAACAACTCGTCAAACTCGCCTGCTTGCGGGTTTTGTTGTTGCCAAGGACTAACAGTGTTATCTACTAGGTCTTCGAAACGTACACAGTATTTACCATCCACACAGTGACCCCTGGGCTTCTCGGGACCCCAAACAAAGCACAGGCTATTGCCAGAAACGATCATTTCTCTATAGGCAGGAATGATTCTGCGCAGGTGACTTCGCACATAGTTGTTGGGCGAAAAATATGTATTCATAAAGTAGATCCAGTCAAACTTAACATCAGGATCAGTCATTACTTGTTCAGTGATTTCGCTCAGGTCCAACATTCTGTGTGTGATATCTGGCAGGGTCTTCATGCGAGGAATTGCCACACTGGCCACTTCTGTTTATAAGTGACTGGTCAAGTCACGGTCAGCACCTTGTGCCCAGAAACTAGCACACTCGTCCAGTTTGATATTGTTGTCCACAAATGCATTTAGTATGTTTGTGCTGTCACTGCCCCCAGAGTAAAACAACACAATATAATCATACTGGTTACGTATTTGTTGTGCCCGTTGTCGGTAAAGTTCTGTTAACGGCATTTGAGGTTCGGATTTCCAATCATAACTGCTGAATACTGCTTCGTTGAAACACCACTCAGGGTGGTGTCCAGTTTTTTGATGCAGTTCAATGGCTTCTAGTTTGCTGTGTGTTCGCAAGTCACCCACACGGTAATAGCCAAATCGATCGGGATTATGCAGGTACAGGTTCTGTGACGTCAACTTTTTTGCCCCAAGCAAATTTATTCCACACTCGCTCATGTGTGTAGTAGATTACAATATTCATCACAGTGGCAATAGTTAGAAATGCCGCAGCTGTTTTCCATGATCCTGTTAGCAAGTAAGGTATCATAAAATTATTAATTGTAATCAATGCTCGCCAAGTAACTGATTTGCTAACGGTTCTTGGATGGCCGTCTTTAAAAAAACTATCATCTTCAGGTTTGCGATTCCATTGCACCCAATTCCACACACGTTCATGCGCCCAGTGCAGAGTCATGTTGACCACAGCCGCAATGCCCAGAATCTGTGCGCCAATGATCCAACTACCAGACACAATAAATCCGTTGACCAAGTGACTCAACGAGAACAAGACTCTAATGGTCAATGTCTTGGCAATACTGCGGTGTTGTGTTTCTTTAAATCCCATCATCATTCCATTCTCTAGGAATCCATCCTAGTTTTAATAGATCCTCTCGGATCTCATCAGTAACAGTACCTTCTGGTACATGTCCCAGATCTACCCAATCCTCATCGGGCTCACCTTGTATGCCCGAGCAATACCACTCAATGTAGTCGCCTTGTTCACGCATGTCAGCCACAATACCACCTGCACTACGCCAACTGGCACTCCATCGTTGATCCTTGAGCAAGGGCCATACCTCGTTCTTTACAAACTGCATGTTGCACATGGACGCATACAAGTTTTGTGCGTAGGATGCATTGCTTTTGACTTTGTTGCAAATCCACTTGTTAGTGCGTAAGTCGTATTCCATATTGTCTTTTTGCCACTCAGGATCGGTCATACGTTCTTGTTCTAGCTGGCGAATGCTTTTGAACAAGTTTAGATAATCTTCACTAGGTTCTACCCCGTCTTCTTCACAACGTTTGATATAATTATTTGCTTGAAAGGTGTGGCGTTTGGGACTGGAGTTCATGGTTTCTTATTTAATGTTTGGTCCGCCCGGCAGGAATCAAACCCACATTCAAGAGGTAGAAGCTCTTTGTATTATTCATTATACTACGGGCAGGATGGTGCCTTGGGAGGGACTTGAACCCCCACTCGGTCGATTATGAGTCGACTGTTTCACCTTTAAACTACCAAGGCGCACTATACTATAACAGGAAATCTATTTAGTGTCAAGCCCGGTACCAAATAATGTCTGATTTTATTTCAATAGTCTCTGCACCGTCGTGTTCTTTTATGATGAATTCCGTGCCCACAGGAAGCCACTCTATTTCTAAATCTCTCATGCCACCATCATAGATACCTGGGTATTTGAGTTTGACATACACGTCTAGTTCTTCCCATTTATTATGTTCGACCAATTCCACGATGGCAGGGTCAAACAATAGTTCTACAGTGTCAGGATTCCACGAGCTCCAACCAGCGCCATAGCCTGGCGATACCAGTACAGCCACCTTACCATCACGAATTAACTTGTTCATTTCAAGTCGCCCCGGAGGGTATGCCAAACAACAGGGTCGCATCCAAGATAGATGCGGTATTTCACATTGTTACGCCAGCGTGTGAATTCGTTGATCTTGCGCTCAACAAAATTAAACATTGAATCGCGAAACCAAAATGGATTTAGTATGGCCGCAATCATGGCCACCGCCAAGAGTGGCATGAGAACGGCCACAGTGAGCCAGTGGAACGTCATGGCACGATAGAATCGGCCACCCTCGGGAGTGAGTGTAATCTCTTTGTTCATCGCTGTACCTTTTGACATTCAAAAACTCCGGGGAACATCTTGTTCTCCCGCACCAACTTGTCCATGTATACAACCATGGAGGTCTTGGTCTTTTCACAGTCCTCTAGTTCTCTAAACTGACTCATGCGCTCTATGTGAAAGCCTGGAATCCCAGCCTTGGTCACAATCAAAAATGTAAATATTAGTTCGTACATTATTCAACCTCAAAATGTTTTTTGATGTGCTTGGCAATGGTGTAGCCTTGTCCTAGTGTAAGTCCATCAAAGCGGTAGGCAGTATCAGCACAGTCTCGGATCAACAGTTCAGCAAAGTGTTTAACAAACTTTTCCAAGTCCGCAGGCGTCATGGTACTCCAAGTTTCCTTGAACTTGTCGTCCAGCGTCTGCCCCATTAGTTGTTTGATACGCTTGTTCACTGCGATCTCCGCTTCATCCATGTGTAGTCTACTCCGTCTGGGCACTTGCCATCTCGAATGCTGTCAGCACCAAATACACCAACTATTTCCATGCCGTTGCCTGTGATAGTAACAAACTCACCCAACGCCCGGGCATACGCCATGGCCAGATCTAAAGATTCAAAATCTTGTTGTTGAGTCGGGCTCGCTACATTATACATTCAATCCATTAGACTGTAAAGTCTATCTTCCCAATAAAATTCATAACTTTGGCATTGTTCGGCAATCTTGCCCACAAGGCTGGCACGTTGTAGATAGGTTCTACTTGTTTTGGCCGCTTCTAATTTGGCAATCAGCGCATCAATGTCTGCATTCATACGCTCGTCAAGTGGTGATAATCTCATACAATTTCCTTACATGTATCGGTTGATAAACCAAACTTTAATCACAAAGGTAATGGCCAGGAATAAGAACATTTCAATCATGACGTTTCCTTAATCTAAACGACTACCAGCGTAGGCAGAGAAGCCGTATCGCTTGAACACATCAGCCGCCGCTTGGGCACCTACTTCTAAGGTATCTACGTTTTGCACGTACATGTCGGCTGGATTCCAAATTTGGAAAGCACCTGTGTGACTTTTCTTGACACCCGCTTCTTTGAGGGCTCGACCCAGTTTGGTATTACCTCGAACACCAAAAATGTCAACCCAGGCAAAGCCACAGGCAAACTGATCTCTTCCGTTTAGTTTTTCTTGGAAGAAACGTTCAGCGGCCTCACGAGCGGCTGACTTGGCTTCGGCTACAATTGTGTCTACTTTGACACCGTTTACTGTTACTGACATCTTGGACTCCTTTTTAGTTTCTATACAAGTATTATAGCAAATCGGTAATTATTGGTCAACCGCTTTCACACGCACATCTGTGTTGAGTGCAGGTGTGTACTTTCGTATTAGTTCACGCTCTAGTGTGTGTGCTTGGGTCTTGCCACGCACAATGTCAACAATCGCAAAGTTCACAGCCGACTCACCGGCGCCACGAATTGCTTCGTACAGGCGCCAAGATTTGTCTTCTGTGCGTGAGCGATAAATGTGCTTGTTGATGCGTGAGCGCAGGCTCATGGTGATTGTGCGTTGAGTTTTTGCTGTAACACCAATGTAGTACTCCAGGCCAATTTGGATGAAGTAAACAATGTGGGTACGATCCACTCGTTTTTTACGTGATTGCTTTTTAAGTTCCATACATGTATTATAACCGAAATTGCTTTTTTGGTCAACCTAAATCAAATACTACAAAAGTACTACTTTTTAGGGTTACAAAAGTGTTGTTTTTTTGCTTAATATCGTTGTAAACTCGCCACAAAACGGTTGACATCATTATACAGGGCATACATGACGGCTTCCTGGCTGACAAAGAAACACAGTTTGGGACGTTTGCTGACTTTGATATAGTAAGGTCCAGTGAGTTTGCGATCCAGTGTCAACAGTATTCTAGGAACAGCGTGAATAGCAATTTCGGTTTCAAAATCCCAATGTTCTAGTTTGAATTGTTCAAATGCTTCAAAACCAACAGCGTTTAGTCGCCAGCCGTTATCAGGACTTTGCCACCATTTCGCCATGGCCTCTTCCACAGTCCATAGATCCGACTGAGCCGTTAATGTTTCAGTTAATTTTTGTTTATTTGACATCGGGGTATACTTGCGCCCCCTGCGTCAAGAGCACGACTATGAACTTGTCGGTCTTGAATTGTATGTTGAGTTTACGTGCCAGGTTTTTAGCATGCCCAGGATTGGAGAACGAAACCTTCTTGTACTTGGGCCCGGGATATTGTGTGAGCATGTTGGAGGTTTTCAAGTTGATGGGTTTGGCATCATAAAAAACTGCCCATACTCCTTCAGAGGCCAACACTTGTTCGGTCTTGTAAGTTGCTTTGTCAGTGTATTCGATCAACACATTCGGCTTGGGTCTTGACATCATTATCTCCGTAGTTTATTTATCTCAAAAACTACGTGGTTTTGAAACTGCCACCACTCAATTCTACCGTACTTGTCTCTTGTTTTGCAACGGTCTTTTGGTTACGCATGCCTTCTAGAGTCAGTAATAGTTTTGTAATATCACTATGCAGATCTTTAGCATCACGCAGGCTCATGGTCAAGTCACGTTGACCACGGCTTTCTGCGGCTTTGATAGCATCAACAAAACGGTTGATATGTAAACTCATTTTACAAACTGTTCCAACGCAGGCGGTGTCCAACCCACGGGCTTTAGGACCTTGCCATCTTCACGCTTGCGAACCTTACCGGTTTCGTGATCAATTTTGGCAAAGTTAGTACGCATGACTTCTTTCCAAGCACCTTCGGCGTCAGCACCGAGGCTGTGAATAGCACCCACTGTGACCACCAGTATATCAATCAAGGCGTCAAGATCATCTATTTTGTTGTCACTGGCCACTAATTCATTGAATTCTTCGCTGATGAGATTGCAATACAATTGATATTGTGCTTCATTAAACTCGCCCACAGACTGATCGCAGGCTCGCATGAATTTCTCCTGATCTCTAAAGGGATTTGACATTTGTTTTTTCTTTACTAGTAAATGGACCTTGGTAAGCATAACGCTCCAAGGTGATAAGTTTAGGGTGTTGTACCACTCGCCACTTGCGATGTTGCTTGACTCGGTACCAACCAGCGGCAAACCACGACTTAGATTTGTCTTCTCTAGTGAACAGTGGTAATCGGTGTTTCACGTCCCATAGTGGATTAAACACTTGGCCCTCAACTTCGTGGCCATATACCATGTTTGGGGGCAATGGTGTTGCAGTTTCGGCCGGCTCGAATTGGATGTCAACCGCCTCTCGAGCCATCTTAATAGTTTTATAACTTACTACACTATCAAGAATTTTTATTGTACAGTTACCGTTCTCTTTTAGTTCAAGTTGGCCAATCTTGCGATTATCCTTCTTGAGAATCCAATACTGATTCTCTACTACGGGTTTGGCTAATATCATTCAGCACTCCTTTATATGTTTCATTGAGCCATCGACCAAACTGTTCGGCCGCATCGCTACACTTGTTCAATTCATACTTGCCGCAGAATTGCATAAATCTCACTCCCACTTGCCCCACGTCCTTATGACTAATCTGTTCGCATATGGCTGAGTCCACAGTGGTCTTGATGTCATCGGGCTGAGCAGTCAAGTCAATCAAGGTACAATTACGTTCATAGTCATCCAGCACACGATGCTCGGCGCCATTGTGATCAGTCCAGCGTTGCAACATTAGGTTGTTCCAAGAGTATCCACGCCGGTCTCTGTCTCCAAAGGCCTCACGGAGACCAACTTTATTCTTTGTGCCTTTCTCACGTACTCCAGGATACGCACTGAATACGTTGTCTGAGGTGTCGCCACGCATACACTTCTCAAATAGCAACCATTGTGGATCCGGGATCGTTTTTGGCTGTTTAGTTTTCTTATCATTGACACGGTTACCTTTAGCATCAAATATGCCCTCGACAGTTAGTAGTTCATCAGCAATGCCATTGTATTGCGTGACGTTGGGTGCGAGCAGTTGCACAAAATCAGTATCTGAACTTACAATGGTGTGTTCATCTTGGGGGTGTAAAGCAATCACGTAAAAAACGAGTGGATCGTACCCACATTGTTTACTTCATCCAAATTGGCCTGGAGTACTACATTGGTGTTACATCAAAAACTCAACGCCC